CTCGTGCTGCAGCTGGATGATGTTTGAAGCAACTTCAGTTGGTAGAGCAAATCCACCTTGTGCGTCTACTGAGATTTGTACGTCAGCAGCTTTTGCGCGAAGTCCTTCGACGCCTTTGCGAGCGAAAGTTGCAAGCATATCTTTGTTGTCCATTGTGTTGGATTCCTTAATTGAGGAGGTTTTAAGAGCTGGGCGATCGGCTTTTGCTTCGAGCGCCTCAACTTTGTCGTTGAGAGATTTAATCTGAGCATCGGAGTCGGCCTTGACTTGGTCGAGTGCTTCAGTTGATACCTTTGATTCGATCAAAGCATCAGTTGCCTCGGTCTTTGCTTCCAAAGCATCTGCCACTTGCTTCAGACTCACATCTTCAGCGATTACGTTTTCGATTTGGTCGGTCATTTTATTTCCCATTAATTATTTGTAACATCCGCTTGAGCTCGGCTTGAACCTCGGCGTCTGTAGATTTTGAGTCAATTTCTGGAGCATCACGCGCCTCGTCTATCCCGGAGAAACCTTTGGCCAGAATGGCCTTGGCATCTTTTCGAGAGACACCTGCATCACGCAGGACCTTCTCTAGGGATCGAATGTCGTGGTCCGATTTCACGGCGGTCACGACAGACTCTTGGTTTGCCGGTATTGCTACCAGAGATATTTCATGAAGGTCTATTTCATGAAGTAAATTTGCGCCGGATTTCCGGTCGTACTCTTCGCGCACAACTCGGTATCCAATTGACATTGCATCGAGTGCTCCGTCTTTTAATAGTGCATAGGCCTCATCAGCATCGCGCACGCCTTTGGTCAAACGACCCTCGACATAGAGACCCTTGTCGTCCTCGCGCATCGACGTCCAGACCCCGATGGGTCGAGTGGTGTCATGGTGAGCGAGCATTTTGACTTTGGTCCCGGCTGCCTGATGGTTGGCGATGGACTTAATGAATGCGCCGCGCTGGGTAATGTCCCCGGCACGGTCCTGATGGTCGAACGTGTTTGCATATCCTGAAAACTTTCGCTCGTCCGATTCATCGAGGGCAAATGACTTGTGGTCAAATGCTATTACCATTTTTTTAACTGTCATCAACTTGTTCCTGTGGTTGATCGTCGGGCTCTTCTCCGAACTGTAAATTATTGGACTGGGTGACAAACTCATCGCCTCCGTCTCTCGGGTTATATCCGAGCTCAGTGCGTGCCTCGTTTGGTGACATCACGCCCGCTGTGATCATTGTGTTGTAGGTCGCCACTCGGGTTGTCATATCGGTGCGCAGCAGGTTGGAGACGTCGAATTTAAAACATTGAGTTGTCACATTGAGCAGTGCCTTGTTGAGACGTGCCTCGATCAACATCAAATAAGGCAGCATTGTCGCCTTGTAAAATGCGAGATCTTGATGCTCGATGTTTGAGAACGTGGCACGATCCAGATCACCAATCATGTGAGGTGGCACCCGGAACATTGCGCAGATTTCGGATCGCGTGTATTTACGGGAGTCCAGCAGCTGGACCTGATCAGGCGTCATAGAGACAGGTGAGAATTTCAAGCCCTGCTCTAATATTGCGACCTTGTGAGAATTACTGACACCACCATGACTGGCGTTCCAACTCGCTTTGATATTTTCAAAGGAGTCATCGTCGAGGATGCCGTCAGTGTGGAGAACACCTCGAGGCGTTGCGTCATTTGTGAATACGTTCGCCGCATAGTCCCGGGCATCGATGCCTGCGCCGACAGTGTTGGCGTTGTATTGAATAGGCGAGACACCTGTCACACCATCGAGAGACATGCCTCGGATGTGCAGGATCTGGTCCGGGCTCATGACGTCCTGATCACCATTGTCGAATGTGACGACATAAACGACGTTATATTTCGAGTCCTGCTGGACCGATACGTTCTCAGTCTTCAATGGTAGGATCTCGACGACCTTACCGGAGCTTGTGCGGTTTATGTAGCCATAAAAATTGCCAGACAGGCAAAGATTTACCATCACATAACTAAAAAACTCCGCGCCTGTTTGATACTCATTCGGACTGTTCATCATGAGCGTATATAGCGGTGCTGAAACATGCGCCTCACGGCCAGCAGGTGTGTCACGATACAGGTGACAGGGTAGCGTCGACATTGTGTCAGAGAGGACCTTGACGCAGCTGTAAACGGTGTTCATGCGCATGGCCTGCTCATTGGTCACCGATCTTGTGGCTCCCGAAACACTGCCGAAAAAGTCCGACAGGGCCGAACTGTTAAACGGTAGCGAGATTGGCGCTGCTTTTTCTTTGCGCCAGTTAAATAGAGCCATTCTGGCCTCCTGTAGGGGGTTATAAGGTGCGAATCCCGCGAGATCGATAGACATCCAGCTGCAGGCCTCCGTTGACCTTGAGCCTGCCCAGAGCCATCACCAGAGCGATGACGCCGTCGATCTTATTCTTGTCGCTGTCCTTTTTAATTTTAATATTGTCGTTTGGGTCGATGTAGAGGACGCAATTGCTGATCATCCAAGATAAAACTGGATCACCACCGTGGATAATATTGCGACCCTTGACGGCCTTCTCGAGCTCTTTTGAGGGATCTGACATTGACATGATTCCCTGCGCGAACTTCACCATCGGGGCCCCTTTTTCAATCAGGGAGGCTGATAGCTGTGTTGCGCCATAGGCGTCATATGCAATCTCGCGCACGTTATAAGTTCCCATAGCTTTCAACACATCCTCTTCGATATAACTGAGATCTGTGATGTTGCCCTCGGTCGTTGTAATGTGCCCGGCGTCTGTCCACTCACGATATTTGTTGCCGATGAACCCGGTGGCGTTTGCCACGGTGTCCTCCGGTAGATAGTGATTTAGATATGGGTATAGCTTGCCGTCCTCGACGAAAATCAGAGCCATCGAGGCAAAATCAGAAACCGATGCAAGGTCCAGACCTATATAGCAAGGTTTACCCTTAAAGTGACTTATCGGTGGCCGCTCACCTTTGGACTGTTCCCAATCGTGCGAGGTGATCCACGCAGCTGAGCTAGACATCCACTGATTCAGTCGTTTTGTCCGAAAGTTGGTTTCAGCAGTCGGCGACTCCATAGCCTGCAGAGCCATTCTTTCAAGATCATCCGGGAACACGCTGATCCCATAGGATGGATTTGCTTTTTTCCAGACCTCGGGATCTGTCCAGTCATCGTCGACATCGATGGTCCAGATCGACGCAAAAAATGTGTCGTCATGAACATCGAGAGACGGATCGAGGACTTTCACGCAGTATTCGCGCAGCTCGTAGCAAATGCCCTCGCGATTGGTCCCTGCAGTCGTGATTGCAAAAATTATCGGCTGGGCTCTTGCACCACTGGCCACGTTCAACACGTCCCAGATCTCGGAGCTCTTGTGGACGTGTAATTCGTCGACCACTGAGAAACTAGGGTTCCGGCCTTCCAGAGATCCAGCATCTGACGACAGGGGTTCGAACTTTGACCCGGAGGCATCGTGGAGAATTGCGGATCTGTGGACCTTGAGGTGCTGCAGTAGATCTGGTGATTTTTTGACCATCGCCTGAGCATCACCGTGGACGATACGGCTCTGGTCCCGGGTGGTAGCTGCTGAGTAGATTTCGGCAGCAGATTCTCGATCGGCGATCAGACCATAAAGTGCCAGACCTGAGCAGAATGTTGATTTCCCAGACTTTCGTGGGACCTCGATGTAAGCGGTCCGGAATCTTCGGTATCCGTCGGACGTCCTCATCCAGCCATAGAGCTGCGTAATAATGAAGATCTGCCAGTCGGCGAGCTCGAGGGGCTTCCCGGCGAGGGGACCCTTCAAGTGCTTGAGGAATCCGAAAAATTTGATCACCCGGTTGGCAGCTTCACCGTCATAATAAAATTGGCTGTCTTTGTTTCTGTGTTTGCGCCGATCCTCAACGGCGCGGGTGCAGGCATGGACTAACGGCTGCGCTGCTGGTTGTTCACCAGATACAACACGCTCCGCATAGGCCCAGCCCGACGATTCATGTTGCAGCATGGCTGTCTCCTTGTGCTAAGGTTTAATTACTCTTTTTCGCGGGCTTGGCTGCAGGCTTTGGGGCTGGCTTTTTAGGTGCAGCAGGTGCCGGGGCGACATAACGTCGCGCAGTTTCGCACCACTCATAAACGATTGGCTTTTTCATGTTTGATCCTTTAGTTGTAAAACGAAAAAACCGCAACATGTGCGGCTCTTTGGGGGGGTTAAGGCGTTAGGCCCCGGAGGGCCTTTTAGTAATTAGTTGCTGTGAAAATCTGCTTTTATCTTTTCTTTCATCGCTTCGTATCTTTCGAACGCTGCGTGACAGGTCGTGCAAACTTTGTACCTTCCAGTAGCTGACAGCTCACGGTACTGCTTAGCGTTCCAGCCTACAGTGCGGCCGCATGCCGACTTTGATGACAGGGCTCTCATTTTGATTTTATTATCGTGCAGCTCAGGGCGTGAACGCTGAAAGTGCAGGATCTCGCGACCGTCGATTGGTGTCAGTGCTTTTGGAGCCCAGTTAGCCATGCGCTCGGTCTGCCATTCAATGTACTTCTCCATGTCAGCAATCAACGTGTCGATGGCGTATTCGACATACTGGGCGACGCTAGAGGGCTTGTTTGAGCTGATCAGCACATCTTTGCCGTGGCGATTGGTTTTCGTTTCGGTGTGACCGTTTGCTGCGGCTAGATCAGAAAAGCGGACCCAGTTGCGTGTGGTGATCTCGCGGACCCAGTAGCTGACAGGACCTGTGAGCAGCTCGTGACGCTCTGCTTGAGTTCTGGCCAGCTGAGCGCGTACCTTCTCAACAACCAAAGCGATGTCGTCACAGCTCAACTCAAATGGCTGCTTGGCGTGGCCTGAACATACGCCTTGAAAAAATCCCCAGTGTACTGTGTAGCCATGCTTAGACAATACGCCATTTGGAAGGGCTTGAGTGTTTCCGCAGATCTGACATTCGCCTGTGTGAGTTGCTTTTTTCATGTTATTGCTCCGGGTTAGTAAGTTACTGAATATGCGCACATATTAGGAGAACTTACGGGACCTGTCAACAACTTTAGAACAAAGAGTTACTGTTTATTTATCCGGCTAGAAATGAATCAAAGGAATCGATCTCGATCGGTTTTGATGCGTCCACTTTCGTCCGTGCGGATGCGGTGAGACCATATTCGCCCATCATCTTCACAATGTTGGAATAGCTGATGTTCATCTGGGCAATTGCCGGGTGAGGTCTGTTTTTTACCTGACCCTGTGATCCTTCACTTTGTACCATTAGGCCTTCGCTATTCACGACAGCACGCAGCCGGAGATACATCGACAGCTGGTCCGACAGTAATGCGAAGCCGATGGCATCAACCTCGGTCCCTACACCCATGCTGTAGCAGTGGGTCGCGACTTGGTCATATAGCGCAGACGCGATTGGATCATGGTCAGTCCATGCAGGTTTGGTCGGTATTCCTGCCGGAACGGTCACGGTGTCCTGCGCCCGGTCCTTTCGGAATGTTCCCTCGAGTTTTTTGAGTGCCTCGGGCTTTCGTTTACGTCCTGCCATTGTATGCTCCTCAGCTGTGGCTAAATTAGGGCGGTTTTGGCCGGGGAGACGGTCCGGGACCATGTGAGGAGGTCATGGCTGTGCGAGATCCGCAAACTCGCGATTGTTGCAAACTCTGTGGAGCGCGATGCGCTGAGCTCCTTGGCTCTCAGGTCAAAGGGGTGTCTCTGGCCGCCTTTTGGCTGATGTTTGGAGTTTTCACAGATTTGCCCTCTGTCGGGTAAGTCCTGACGGACTCGGGGAAAATTTGGAATATTTCATGATTTATCATGATTTGTGGGCTGATCAAAAAATGATCACATATTGACATTAAAAGAGATCGAGCTGGGGTGCGCTGTCCAGACGCGGCGCGTCAGGTATTGGACCACCCCCCCTCCCCTCCAGAGGCCCCTGAGAGGCTCTCCAGTGGACGCCATATTATGTGCTAGATTATCGGCGTAGTCGTTGGAGAGCCTCTCAGATCGGCTTGTATTAGCTCCTGCGCAACCTGTCCCGCTTGGTCTTGGCGTTGTGGCATGGGTGGCATAGTGCCTGTAGGTTCTTGGCGTCATGCCGAAGCTCCCACTGCACACGCACCGGGATGATGTGATCCACCATGTCAGCAGGGGTGGCCCTGCCTGCAGCCATACAATGCACACACACAGGGTGACGCCTGCGGTAGGCCTTACTGATTGAGCGCCACACCTTGCCTTGATAGAACTTATTAAGCTGCACACGCTCATCTGTGACGGTGTAGGTAGAGACGGCCTCCTGTGTACAGGGTGGGCATCTGGTGCCCTTGATAGCCATACCTGCACACATAGGGGTCGCACATGCAGCAGGGGCCGCTCTAGGCACTGTGGGTCACCCGGTCCCACTCTGCAGGGGTGGCATCGTTAAGCGATCGGGGCACTGCATTAGGCTGCAGTATCTTTACGATCTGCAATGTTCTCAGGCATAGATCGTCAAGGCTGCCATTGTTATCTAGCGTGTAACAGGGGGCCCATGAAAGGCCAGCCTCAGAGGAATGCTCTGCGACGGGCTCTGCAGCATCCCTGTTGATACGGATAACAGACCCGCCGTTATTTAAAATCCACTGATGCTCGTTGTCATACCTGAGATCACTGATTAAAACGTAATCGACATTGTACTGTTTGAACTCTTGCAGCTTTCTGGTTGCGAGTTTGATCCAGATTTCGGGGTCTATTAATTGGCGGCCCCATTCGTCGCCGAGCAGCTGCATCATTTGGCGCGGGCTGGCTGCGAGATCATGAGACCAGTGCAGCGTTGTTTCTTTAAATGGACGTTGTTCAAAGTCAGAAACATTGCACTCTAATATTGAAGCCACTGCAGCTTTGATTGGATCGGCGAATGATAGATCTCGAAAAATAGCGTCGGGCTGGCGATGTGCGATTTGAGACTTTATTTTCGCAGCTGTGATGTCTTTTCCTGAGCCTGCTGGCCCAGTCAATGCAATTATCTTTGTCAATGTAATCTCCTCAGATTCTGACTGAAAAAAAGCCCGAGGCTTTGAGGTCTCGGGCATCTTTAATGAAAGGCGGTCAGACTCCATGCAAGTCTGGCCTATTCGGCGAAGGTTAGGTGTAGCGGGGTTCTCTGTGGAATACAGGCTCCGAATTAAGGGCCATTGCAGTCACTTAGGACATCGACGTGGTTGCAACATGTAAAATCGATTCCTCCTTCTATAGGGAGGGTTTGTGTGACCGATCAGATCTCTGGGAGATCCAACCATTGTTCCTCGTCCGGGTTAAATAGCCGGATACGCCTGTTTTCGCTGTCGTAGTCGTCCTCGCGAAGGATGCGAGCCATTTGAGCCTGCTCGAGGTAGTTGGTTTGTCCTTTTGCTTTGTAGGCTGCCACGACGGCTTCCCACGCCTCCTGAAAATAAAAATCCTCGCCGACCCAGAACTCTTTGAGTATGGCGTGCGCACCTTTAGGACCGCAGCCCATTAGTCCCTTGTAGCCATCAGTGCTGTCACCCATGAGCACCTGCGACAGCCAGAAATTATTGGCCTCCGACTCTGTGGTGTACTCTGGCCACGCCATGACATGTGGCCGCAAGTATTGAGCGTCCGGGAGCGTGAACATGTCCTTGTCGATTGAAACGATCACACTCTCCGGGATCTTTCGATGGAGCATGTGAAACAAATCGTCGCCCTCGAGGTAGTCGATTGAAATATGGTCATAACGTGCCTCGAGTGCTGTGCGCAGCTCCCCATAGCAAATAGGCTTGGGCTTTGCTTTGCGGTTCATCTTGTAGGAAGGCATGACCAGCTTGCGCCAGTTGGTTGAGTTTTTAGGTGAATAAACAAGGATGACTGAGTTGCAGCCAGCCTGTCGCATTTCCTTTTCAATCTGTTCCTCAGCTTCGGCGATTGCCGAGCTAATGTCAGTCCAGATCTCACCACCAAAATCCCGCTGTGCTGATGAGCTCGCAACATAGTTGATGACGTCTGCGTCCAGCAGCGCCACCTTGTCGATTGGTTCCATTTTTGTCTCCTAGTGTGTGTCGGCCCATGAGTTCCCGACCATGTGTTCGCCAGCGAGTGGACACCTGAGCTTCAGAGTGACTCCCGCCATTTCGATTGCTTTTGAGAATGAGCTGCCGAGGGTTTCAGCGATGTCCGGTTTTGCAGTCATCTGGACCTCATCGTGGACGTTAGCGACGTAGTTCCACCCGACAGGCATGTGGTCAGCATCGACCAGCCCGAGAGCAGGCAGGACGTTGAAATGAAACTCGACGAGCGCCTGTTTCATGACGACGGCACCAGCACCCTGCAGCAGCGTGTTGAGAGCTGAGTGCTGCCCGTTGGTTGCTATCTTGCGACCGTCCAGACCCTTGAGCCACTTCTGCCGTTTGTCCCGTTCCTGACTGACAGCGATGATGTTCTCGAGCCCGGTGATACCTCTGAGCAATTTGTCCCGGACGACCTTCCCGTTCTTGTGGTTGATTGCCTTGGGGGATTGCCCTGCTCTTTTCGCATCGTCTGACAATATCTCGGCGAGCTTCATATTTCCGGCCCCATACAAGTATGCGTAGATCAGAGATTTGGCGCTGTTTCTGTCATAGAGCCCGGCGAGTCTCTGGGTCCTTGAGTGGGCATCGGTGCCATCCGCGTTGTTGCCGTGGATGACTGCCTCGGCATAGCTGCCACCGTCCCAAATAGCGAGAAATGACGCCAGCATCCGCAGCTCGAGACCGGAGGCATCGCAGCCGACCAGTTTGTCTCCTAGATCCGGGACCCAGACCTGACGCATCCGGATGTCCTTTTTGTCAACCTGAGCCATGTTCGGGTAGAAGTGCGACATCCTGTGAGTACGGCAGCCACAAGATTTGACCCGACCATGCACCCGCCCATCCTTCTCGAGCTTGAGCCATCCATTTTTCCCGTCAGACAGCTGGGACAGCTGCTTGGTCACCCTGAAATACCGAGCCAGCGGCGTAGCCTCGGGGACGCGCATGTTCTTCAGCACCGACTCGTCGATCTGAGCCATACCGCTGGGGGTGAACTTGCTGGGTTTCCATTTCTGGTACTTGCTCGTTAATCGATAAACGATCTGCATCCGCGATCCGGCATTGAATACCTGCAGCGCAATTTTGGTGTAAGGTGCTCCAGCGACAATCCCCCGGGTCTTGTTGCCGACCTTGGGTGTCGTTGTTTCAATGTTGGCCCAGCGATGCTGCTCGTGTGCCCAGTTACCTTTGGCCGGGATGTACTTCGGCGGGAAAGTGTCCTGCAGATCCCGCTCGATCATGATCGACTCCTCGCGCAGTTTGCTCTCGAGATCCCGAGCAGCATCGAGGTCCAATCGAAACCCGTGAGAACTCTGCAGCGCGAGACACCAGCCGGTCTTGTGCTCGAGGTCTATCGCCTGACGCCAGTCGATTTTGTCATTCACCAGATCAGACTTGAGTCGCAGCTGCAGCTCCCTGTAGATCCGGATATTGATCTCGACGTCGATTTCGCAATAGTCAAACATCTCTTTAAATACCTCGGCCCGTGTTTTGTCTGGCTCTGGTTCCATCATGAAATTTTTGAAGTCACCTTTCGGTGCTCCAAACTCTGCGCCGTAGGACTTGATAGCATGTGATCGACGCTCAGGGTCTAGCAGCTGCGCGACGATTAATGAGTCCCAGCACTGCTGCAGGGTGATCACGTCCGGGTGTAGCTTTCTAAGTGCCCAGAAATCAAACCCGATGAGATTGTGGGCGACTACCCTGTCAGCCTCTTTGAGGCGCTGCAGGCCTTCAGCCAGCGATGGGTAGTCATCCGAATAGTCGGTGTACGTTGTCACCTCTCCGGTGACCGGGCAGCCGATACCGCAGGACCAAATAGTGGTCATGGTGTCGACAAACCCGTCTGTCTCCAAATCAAAAATTAATGTCTTCATGGTGCCTCCAGTTTTGGGCGGTTGCTTTGTGGAAAAAAAGGGCCCGGAGGCCCTTGATTGTTTAGCTGCCGATGTCGACCATCTCGCAAACGCTACCCGTACAGGCTAGGGTCTGGCTGCTGGTCGTGGTGTCTTCTTTCTCGAACTCTTGCAGTCCGGTCCAGTCAATACCTGTTGGCATGATTGCCAGTGCGGCCTCATAGACTTCCTGAGTGCACTCTTGATATGGCGCTTGTTTGTAGCTGTGATCAGAGTGAGGCAGGAATGACACGCCTGACATCTCATCGAAGTGCTCGAACACCCACGCGCCGACCTTCATCCACTCATCGTTGCGGACCGTGATGGTCACCGAGGGTTTGTGCTCACACCAGTGGCGCTGATACATCAGCCAGATCTCCAGCTGCTTGATTGCATCGAGGTCGTCCCGGGTAACAGCTCCATCCGGTGCTTTGGTTGGAAAACTGAACACTGTCGTCGGTCCACCCATTGCACAAGGCTCGTTGGGGATACCACTGGCAGCGAGGAACTGAGTGAGTGGGTCCTTGTTGTCACCACGCACGGTCCGGATGTAATAGTCCGAATGTCGCGTGTGGATACCTGACGAGCTGTCGACCAGTTGGCTGACAGTTCCGCTGGGTTTTACAGCAGTGATTGCTGCCGAGACCGGGATGCCGAACTCATACGCCCAGACCTTATTGGTCGCAATTGCCACATCCTTCAGCTCCTCGAGGATCTCAGCAGCATCATCGTTGAGACTGATTGCCCTGTTGTCCATGATCCCTGTCAGTGATACACCGAGCAGCCGCTCCTCAGCGGTGTTATCGGTCCAGCATTTGCGGAGATATGGAAAGTGAATCAGCGTCGACTGGATGGTCCCCAGTATCGAGGCCAGCCTCACCTTGTTGGCAAGTTCCTCACGGGTGTCCTCGGGACGTGCGACGACCTCGGTCAGGTTGCAGAACTGATAGGGACGCAGGATGATCTCACTGCAGGGATTTGTGCCAAATTCACGCTGTGGATCTCGACGGCCATTCTTGGCTGCCTGCTTTTGAGATGCCGGGCGACTAAATAGACCACGCTCGCCTGACTTAGACTCAACCAGTGCAGCCCATTCACGCAGGAATGTCTCCATGTCTGGCTTTTCGGTGTAGCAAACCGAGTTGTTCGCGAGGGCACGCTGCGGGTCGGTGTTGTACCACTGGCCCGACTTGGCGTGACGCATACGATCATCAGACAGATTGCTCAGTGAGATCATCGCAGAACGACGCACTCCACCGCAGACAACAACCTCACCGATCTTGCACATGATGTCGTGACATTGGATCGAGGTCAGTTTTGTGCCGACCGCTGATTTGAATGTCTCGCATGTGAATCGGAACAGGTCCTCGAGAGGCTCAGGTCCACTCGCTCTGCCGCCGAATGTCTTCAGCTTAGTGCCAGCCGGGCGAACCTGCGACACGTCCCACAATGGCACCTCGCCTGCGTAGAGTAGAGAGATCAATTGACGATAGGCCTTGGCCCAGCCCTCTTTGGAATCTCGGACCACGATGGTGCTCTGACTGTCAAACATAGAGTCCGGCACGTCCGGCAGCTTTGAGACATATTGACGCTCGACACTAAAGCCGACGCCTGTCCCACATAGCAGGATGAACATCGCCTCGTCGAATGACTTCGGGTCATCGATAGGTAAATAGCTGCAGTTGTAGGCGCAGGTGTTGTCACGATCCATTGCGTCGCCTGCAGTCATCAGGCCGCGCATCGATGGCATGACATTCAGGGTGACGATCGCCTCGCGGATTTCGTCGTGTGTCTCTTGGTCAACTTTCCCGACGACCACGTTCGCCATGTAGCGGTCAACGGTCTCATCCCATGACTCCCTGCGATTCTCTTCAGGGATCCAGCGGGCGTAACGGCTCAGGGCGATGTATTTTTGGTATTCAGACATTTGTGTCATGTGTTGCGTTTCCTCATTGGTTTGGTTTTAAAAAGGGACATCATCGAAGGGGTCAAAACCCTCGGCTGATTGGGTTGGTGCGTCTTGTTTGTCGTGGTGTTTCATGCGGCCAGTCGCGACGTCGTACAACAGGTGGCCTGCTGGTCCTACTTGCCCGAATGGGCGGTTCTTCAATAGCCGGATCTGGGCGATGTCGCCCTCCGTCTCAGATTGCTGATCACGCTCGAGAGCAATGCAGACATCACTGAGCTGCTCGAGGGCTGCGGAGCCTCTCAGGCTAGTCAGTGAGATCTGTGCGCCTTCGTTGTAGGACTTGTCCCCGGAGCCTCGTTTGATATGCGACACGGCGATCACGCCGATCCCGGTGTTTTCACATAGGGACCGCAGTTTCGTCATCAGCATGTCCAGCGACTTCCTCTCGTCGTCTGTGCCAGCACTGACAACCATGCTGACGTGATCGAGCACCACGAAATCACAGCCCAGCCCGACAGCCAGATAGCGAATTTTCGAAAGTAGTTTGTCGATCTCGGATGATCCGAAACTGTCATAAAAAGCCGAGGGGGCGACGACCTTTTCAAACGATGTGTCCCACTGGTCCTGCGTCAGGATCGTGGGCTCCTCCATGAGGTCACCGAGGGGCACGTTGTTGTCGATGGCGACCATTGCCTGCGCTGTCTTGGCGACACTCTCCTCGAGCATCACATAGCCAACTTTCTGACCGTGCTCGACTGCGAGGTGGTAACCGAGCTCCCGGGTGAATGTAGACTTCCCGATTCCTGATCCGGCGCAGATCATTACCAGCTCCCGCTTGCGCAGTCCTCGGATCATTGAGTTGAGCTGAGGGAATGGAATGGCGTTGCCTTTGGGTGTGACAGCCTGCAGCTCAGCGACCGTGAGCTCATGCCCTTGGACAATGCCCTCGGGACTGAACAGCTTGGCGTTGTAGACTGCGTGCTTCAGGTCCGAGACCCTTCCAGCCACCAGCATCTCGTTGGCGTCCTTGAGTGGTAGCTCGGCGATCTTGCACTTGCCGGGTGACAGCAGCGCAGCGATTTCCAAGGCTGCAGCACGCCCGGGCTCATCAGAATCCAGCAGCAGGACAACCTCGTCGAAGCCCTCACAGAACTCGAGAGACTTCTTGACGGCCTTGACGCCGCCGCTGCAGCCATTTGGCAGACTGACGACAGGCCAGTCCGGAGCGACCGTTGCATAGCTGAGAGCATCGATCTCGCCCTCGGTGATGACTAGTCGCTTGCCTGATGTTTTGCATTTGTTCTGGAATATCAGACCGCCAGCTTTGAGGTCGCCGAGGACCCTGAAGTCCTTACCCGGCAGCCTGAGCTTTTGGGCAACCAGTCGGCCCTTGCTGTCAGTAATTGGGGCGATGTGGCAGGGCTTGCCCTGATACTCCCCGACGGAATACCCGAGGGCCCGACAGGTCTGCTCGGAGATGCCCCGCTTTCTTAGGGCCTGATAGTCGCCTTTTATAAAGTTGGTGATCGGCACTGCGGTCGGTCGCATATCGATAGTCGATACAACCGGGGGGTCCTCAAGATTCACATGCGTCTCACACGCAAAGCAGAACGAGTGGTCCGAGTAGACGGCATTCGCGTCCGATGACCCACACGCGCTGCAGCTGGTGTGTTCGATAAATATTGATTCGATTTGTGTCTCCATTGGTGCCTCCTAGTTTTGGCGGTTTGCTTTTTGGTTTCGGTATTTGGCCCAGCGCCGGTGTTGAGCGTCTGAGGTCTTTTTTCTGCAGGCTGCGGATCTTTTGCGCCCAAAGTTGGGGTTGTTCTTGCCGCTGTGCTTTTCGCTCAGCGATTGGCGGGTTTTCTCCGAGTAGATGCGCCCCACGGAGCCACCACTGCCACTATTTGTGAGGTTGTACATTTGCGGATGATTGGCAGCATCGAGGGCGATCAGGAGCCGCTCCTCTTCCTGCTGGTGGTCGCTGCAGTAGTGGAGTATTTCCTTGTAGAAGTTGTGGCGACCATATTTTTCGATCGCCTTTCTGAGGGCAGCGCCAGATCCAAGATAATTCGGATTTTTGCCACAATGGCTGCCGACATAAAATCGGTGGGTGATTCGGTTGGTGGTGCAGTAGACATAGCTGATTGGTTTTTGGTCAGACATGCGAAAGCCCTCCAAGGGCTGGGAGCCCTGAGAGGGTTCGTGGTGTTTACTTAATGGATCGAGGGGATTGGATTTGTGAACTCGTTGCGAGCTTCAAATTCCTGATTGCGCCAGATTGCAAACTCCCGGAGCGTTGGACGCTCGGGGTTCTCTAGCTCCTCGAGATGCTTGATGAAATCGGAGTAATCACTTGCAAGATCCTCGACCTCGCAACTTTGATCAAATATTGACTCAGTCACAGGCCCTCCTTGTCGCGGTCTGCTTGCTCGCGATAGAACTTTTTGAGATCGTCAGTCGACAGGTCATCGACCGCCACTTTCAATGGTGATCCTGCAAACCATGCGCCGATATAAAGAAGAATAGTGCCGAGCACTAGCACCAAAATCCCACAGAACATGATCGCGTTTCCGAGGATGTTGCGCAGCTTATTACTTAATTCCATCAGCGCTGTCTCCTTTGAATAAATATCGGGCGTACTTCTGGCCCGTGATGTCCCGTTTGAAGTCAGTGGATATTTTGAGACCTGCTGCGCGTAGTCTGCTGATGTTGCTGGTGATCGATCGGACCTTGTAGAGCGTGGCGGCTTCGACTGCTGTGATTGAGCCAACTCGACGGAGGTGATTTTCGAGACTTGAGTCTTGTGGTTGCATGGTGGAATCCTTTTTGGTTTATGTAAGTTGATAAAAGGTAGAGCTCAAGGTAATAAAAGTTGCTAGGCCTAACATGACGGCTGTCGCTCTGATGTACCTCGGGGCTCTGTGGTCTTTCTGGTTCAATGTTTCTCTTTAACCTCGTATAAATAGACATGAGACCCGGGGGCCTCACTGGTAATGGGATCGCAATACCTTTTAAAGGCGTGGAGGCTGACCACCTGCACGTCGTCATTCCAAAATGTTCCCGACTTGGTCATGACGTCCATGACGCCTTTGACGTAGTTGTCCACATCTCCCCGGGGGTGTTTTAGCTTCCCGCTTTTGGGTTTTGTGCAGACGGTCTCGATCAGGATGGCGACAGGTCCCGTGATGGGTGGTCTCTCGTTGTAGGTGTTTGCGTAAGGTTGCGCCAGTTGGCGAAATTCGGTGTAGGGTTTCCCGAAATAGGTCCCCCATTTGGTGACCCGTGGCCTTGATGCTGGCCGAGGTTCCACCGGGATTGCGAAATATCGAACATCGTCCGACTGTCTTCGCATTGCTCTCAAAACACTGGCGACTGACTTTTTGACAGCCCCAGACATTGCGGACCTATAGGTCGTCGATGTCGATGGGGCTACCTGTGGAAACCGAAGTCTCGAGGACTTCAGCATCACTGTCAGGGGTGAAGCCGTCATCTTCGCCGAACACCGAGGCTGCGTTTCCGGGACCATTGCCACCTGCGTTGTTCTTTGAGATCAGCTTGACCATGTCGAGGTAAAAACTGACG